ACTTAAACTACTATCTGCTATAACAGCATGAGAGGCTGAAATTGCTAAAGAAGCAGTAAGCTCTAAACTTGTCTTTAAAGAACCAGTCCCATCTAAAATATAATTTTTATTGTCAGGAAGTCCTGATCCACTTACCTGAGCAAGCTGCTGGAAAGTATCTTTTATTTCTTGGTTAGTTAAATTGTAATTTGCCATAATTATTGTGGGTATTGTTTATATCTTGTGTCGTAAACTCTGTATCCTCTTCTTATAAACTCTCTAGTCATTTTTCCTTTATGATTAAAGACAAATGGAGAACCATATTTCTCATCGTAATCAGGATTTAATTCGAACAATTTATTTGATTCGTTTAACTCTGGATATAAAGTTTGTTCTTCTATTATGTAGTCAGTTAATAAATTAGAATAGAATTCCATTTTATTTTGTACCGCTGTGCGCTTAGTATTGTACATTGTTCTATCAGCTGCGATTGAACTCTCTCCACCATCTGGTATTAGTAAGCCATTATTTCTGCTTCTTATATAGATAGAATCTAATATATACCAATATGCAGCATATATAAGCATATCTTGAATATAGCTATCTAATAACGTTTTATAGTCTGCATTAGCTGCATCTCCTATTGTACCTGCATCTACTAAAGAATAAAGTTTATCTATTAGTAAAGTACCTATAATTGGTTGTAGCTTTATATCCTGTGCTTCTCTTATACCGTTCTTAATTAATGCTGAATCAATATTATTGTCGATATCAGTGTAAGATCTGATTTGTGCCTCTGATATTAAAAATGTATTTGTCATATCTTTATTCTAAATTTCTTGGTACGTCTTCTACGTTAGTTTCGTCTGATCTCTCTACTTCTTCTGCTTCAGAGTCAGTTACCTCTACTGAAGTTACTACATCTTCTCCTACTTCTCCGTCTTCATAAAGAGTTTGAGTTTGCACTCCTAAGATTATATCTGGGTAATTAACTTGCATAATACCCTCTAATTGTCTTAATATTTGTTGTTGGAATGGTTCAATAACGTTATGTTCGAATAATATTCTAGCATCTATAAGTTCTGATCTACCACCTAATTGACCTTCAGTCTTAATTCCTAATAACATAGGAGATGTAATCCTGTGTGCAGTTAGTATCTGCTGAATAGACATTTCGTTTATCGTTGTATAATAGCCGTCCTGACCATTAGAAGGTATAGGTGTAATATCAGGCTTGTTTTCCGGACTATCTACATCCATGTAAATTAAAGCTCCGGCATTATCTGTTCCTCCATAATTAGCTCTTAACATTGTCTCTATAGACTCTACATCGTCAGAACTTCCATTTGTATATGTAGTTATAGCTAAACTCGGTGCCAAACCATTTTTAATATTATTAACGTGAAAATTGCACGTTTCTACATCTAACTCAACGGTTCTAAGGGCTCCATTATAAGAAGGTAATGGATAGTATTGTTGACCTGGTCTGTAGTTATGTACGACAAAGATTTGAGATGGTTCTTCTTTTGATTTTTTAGTATCAAAGACTGGAAGATACATTGTATTCTCATCTGTATGAGCTGTAAATACTTTCCATTCGTTAGAAATATAATAACCGGGTATGATTCCGCGGTGGTTTTTCTCTTTAGCTCTTATAGTTGAAAAGTCAATATGATACGCTTCTGCTATCTTAGTTCTATCTCTACTGTAGATAACTTCTAAAGCAAAGCTACCGTGTAAGATATAATCTAAAGATATTTTCTTAAATATATCATTCCACGTTTCTCCTCTACTATTTGCATGCTCTAAAAAAAGCTCTTCGTTTGCTGTTAATCCTTGCCCTATAACTCCATGGACAATAGAATCTATACAAGCAGCATGTATTGCTGATCTGTTGTATAAGTCTATAAGATATTGTGGAAATCTATTATCGTTACCACTCTTTACATATTTGCCTTGTATTTTCTCTTGAAAGTTTACTTGCTCTGAATTGAATCTTTCTACTTTGGCGAAATGCATTTTATTTTTATTCTTTGCCATAATTATTTATGATAAGTTGTATATTGTCCATCTTGTGGACCTCCTGTATAACTAAGATACGAAGGATCATCCGATCCAACAACTCTTGCTCTACCTGAATCTATTGGTCTATCATTTATAAATGTACCTTCAGCATCCCATCTAAAGTCTGCAAGGCCAAATGTTTCCGTTGTGTTTCCCCATATACCAGTACCGGTTATACCTTCTACTAATACATAAGAGTAATTACCGCTCTGAGACGGTATAAGACTTGATGGTACGCTAAATAACAAATAGTTGTTATAGTATCCAGCCGGAACTGGTGCTAGTTTACCTAAGTCAATGCTTGCACTAGACATATCATAGTCCTGTGTAATGTTTAATCTGAATGATCCACTAACTAAGTCGTGGTATATACTAGCTGTAGCAGGTGATATTGCTATAGTATTACTAGTGCCTTCTTTAATTAAGTTTATCATTTAATTCGTTTATAAAAAAAGGGAATGATAGTTTATAACCACTCCCCTTTATTAATTGTATAATTAGCCTACTGTTATTCCAGATAGTGCGACTGCTAAAGTACCGTCAGAAGTTGAAATCTCTTCTGCTGGTTCAGGTTCCATACCTTGGAAAGCTAAAGCGTACTGGTTAGCATCTCCAAATGCTGTACCTGTTGCTCCTGCTCCTCCTGATAAAGTAGCTCCTCTTCTATTCCCTACGTAGAAGAATCTCCCTGTATATGGAGTCTCTACACCATTGTTTGTTTCAACAACGATTTTAAGGTCTGGATTTTGAGCTAAGACTTTTACCTGATTTCTAATTGACGATTGAAGTTTGTGAAATGCTACGTTAAGTATTTGATCATAAAATACTGTACCAGCTTCTAAACTTACTGTTGGAGTCTCTGTAAAGTCTCCAGTGTTTTTAGTCAATTCAAACTTATAAAAGACACCGCTACCTGATAACGCGCTAATTAACCCTTCTGAACTTTCTACTACGGAAGAAACTGATCCGGAAAGAATATAAATATTTTTTATTCCTCCTGTATTATCTCTACACGCTAGTGAAAAGCCGCTTGTAATATCACATGCCATAATTTATTGGTTTTATTAGTTAGTTAATATAAGGGGTAAAATTAATTACCCCCTATTGGTTTTGGTTTCTTAGTTTAGTCCGTTAGAAACAATGTACTCTGGGAACGCTACCTGCGAACCTAACTTAGATTTTAATCTATGTTTTAATTGGTCTGCATTAATATCATACCAAAGTTGGAAGTTTTCAACGTCTGAAAGTAAATCTACTCCTACTACTGCATAAGCATCAGGCATAAGTGCGATTCTGTCTCCAGAGATACCACTTGTTCCTACTACTTTTACATTTTGGAATGGATATGCGATCTGTAGGATACCAGTTCTGTTAGAAATTGATCCCGGATCGAAATAATAGTTGTTAATTCCTCTTAACGCTGTAATGAATTTTCTAAAGTTAGATACAGACATCCAGATAGTTAAATCATCTCTGTCTGCTACGTCATCACTTAAGTTTTCGATAAGTGCGTCAGTAATACCTAAGATTGTACCAGAAGATACTGATCCTGTAGCTGCATCAGGAATTACTACTCCTGCTGTAGATGCTGAAGTAAAGGTTCCGAATTGACCTGGACCCCATAGGAAAGCATCATCTGCTTTTTTCATTTGGTTAACGATTTGTTCTGTGTATACAGAAGCTAATTTGAAAGTCTCGTTGTACGATCCTCTATCTAAAGCCGAAATACCTAAGTACTTTGGGTTTAGGTTGTCTAAACAAAGTCCATCATAAGAAGTTCTTTGAGTTACTGATATTGTTCTTTGAGTCGCGTCAAAAGATCCTGAAGGGTTTGAAACACAATCTCCACTTTGGATTTGTAAATCAACTTCGAATATGTTTAACGGCTCTTGGAATTTAATTCCTTCCTGGATTGGTAGTATTGAAGTAGTATATCCTTCAAATACAATCTTAGGAATGACTTTTCCTGCTACTTCATTGTTGAAGTCATTTAATGCAGATACATCTAATGCCATAATTTTTTAATTTTAAAGTTTGTTAATTAATTGTTTTTTGAAGCTCTCTCCAATACGTTAGCGTACTGCATAGCTTTTAAATCGCCATTGTTGAAGGTTAATCCTTCTCCTTCTGGCTTTGAACCAAATCCAGCTTTACTAAAAGCTTTCTCAGTTACTGATTCACTAGCAGCTGAAGAGTAATGTTCTTTCATTTTTTCTTCATGTTCAGCTAGTTTCTTTTTCATCTCATCCATCATTGGAGCAATTTCACCCATAATAGCTTCGATAATTTCTTCTTTGATTCCATGCTCTTCCATGTCTTCTTCGTCTCCGTGTTCTGACATTGGTAAATCGCCTGATTCATCGATTGCATTCTCTGCAAGTTCTACCTCTTCTTTAACTTCAGAAAGTTTTTCTTCTTCGTTTAAGATTTTAGCAGGACCTGAATCTGGTAACTCTTCTGCAAGAGATCCTTGACCGGTTTCCCCGTCTTTGTGTAGACCAGTTATTTTGCCTTCTCCATCTACGACAACAACAGTTCCATCTTTCAACTCGTGTTCTCCAGAAGGAGCATCTACTGTTTCACCAGCTTCAGTTTCTACGAATAAGCTATCACCAACTTCAAGATCTTTATCAGATCCGTTATTGACTTTAGTTCCGTCAATTAACTCTCCTGATGCAAATGCTTCTTTAGT